ATAAAGATTATGTTTGTGCATGTTGAGATTGTCAACACCACCTTGTAGATCTATCATTTTAATATAATTCTCATCTCTTGTTTGTCGCTTTGTATCAATAAAAGGTTCAGATCCAAGATAACAACATGGAGCCACTGTGCCGTTTGCACTAACGAAAATTTCATTGTTGTTTGCGTGTGGTCTAGCATTAAGCACCGAGCGGCAACCAATTGTAAGATCAGATAATTTAATTTCTTTGTATCCGCCGTTGACCCATCTTTGATCAGTATTCAAAATACCAGTCATGTTTTTAAAATCATCTAAGGTAATACTTTGATATTTTTGTAATTGAAAATAACTAGCATCTTCAAAGTTGTGCTTAAACTGCTCTTCATTAGGTTGTTTTAAGTCGTATAATTTAGTTCCCTTCCAAAATACTGGATACGAGCCTTTGCTTTTTTCATCGTACCTTGCCCACCGCGTAGTTCTTTTTACATTGAAATTTTTAAATCCCATCTTTATTGCTAATTCACGAGCTTCATCTACTTGGTGTTCGTTGTGTTCGAATACTATGAAATCCCAATGAGCAATGCCGCCGGCATCAATAAATGCCTGAGCATTTTCCATAATTTTCTTCCAGTTGGTATTTCGACGATACAAGTGATTGGTATCTTCAAGTCCATCTAAACTAAATGTGCAATAATTGCCTAAATTTTGTTCTTCACGCATAACAGCACCTAGCCGACTCCACCATGCTGGATTTCGCAAACTTCCATTAGTGTTACACGCAAGACCAATTCCAGGATTTATTTCTCGACAATATTCGTAGATGTTTACAAACTCCTTACAGGCACATGGATCACCGAAGTTTCCGCAAGCTAATATTTTCCACAGACCTTGTATGAATTCCACAGGCCATGCTGCTTTAAAGCCTTCCAATGACCATTCAGAGTTTGTTAAAGTTCCAATTTCGAAACCTTCTGAATCGTATCTTGGACACATAGGACATGCACTATTACACTTATCAGTTGGTTCCCAATGTACTTGAGTAATTATTCCATTCCACATATTAATCCTTGATTAAAAAGTTTTTCATTATATTATAGTATTCTGGAAACGTTGTTTCAAATGTTTCATCTCGCAATGTATCTCTCATTTTTAATTCGCGCCAAAATTCTTTCCACTCTCTTAAATTATAAGAAGTATTAAATAGATGTTTTTCTATCATGTTACTTTCTTTTTCCCATTGTTGTTGTTTGTATTCTGATTCGCAATTCTTTAGTTTATTAATAATTATTTTTTTAAGTTCTTCTGGTAAAAATTTAATACTGTGATGATCGTGTACAACATTAACATAAATGTGTACTCCTTTAGCAGCATAGTGTTCATATGTTTCAAAGAAATCATACACATTAAATGCACTAACAGAGATGCAGACACCAATACGCCATTCTGTGGCACTAGTATCTCTAATACTGCACAATTTATCGATCACTTGTTCAGATTTTAACCAGTCTGCTCCGTGTCGCATATATTCAAACTTTTCACCTATACCGTCGGTGCTTACTTGTATATCAACTATTTTAAATTCTTCTAGTAACGAGATATATTTTTCTGGATAAATCGTGCCGTTTGTATTATAATGAATATGTTGTTGCTTACTCCATCCATTGTCTACACACAGTTTAACCACATCCCAATGTTTTTCAATGTAGAAAGGTTCTCCGCCGGCAAAATCTAGACGTTCTGCATTAGGCAATAATTTAACAATATCATCCCAAAAATAATTGTTATTTTCATCAAAACTTTCTTTAAACGGAATCCATTTTATATCATTAGTATACTTTTTAGGATTGTCAGGATTGGTCACCTTTGCCTGTTCAATGACCCACGGCGTAGAATGTCTAGGGCTACATATTCTACATTTAATATTGCATAAATTCCCCATAGACAGGTCCACTACTAACGGTAACATATCTTTAGATAATTCTCTTTCAATGTAGGTATTATTATCTCTCCAACGCTTGCTTTCTTTTCCAGCGTTATCTTCTTTCCAACAAGCAGAACATTCTGGAATTTGTATTCCGTTGTTAAGATCATCTATCATCTTAGCACGTGATTTGCTATTCCAAAAATTAAGAATAGAATCCTTGTTTACAGTTTTTGCACCGGTATCGGTTACAAACTCAATATTGCTCATACAGCAAGGTTTTACAATTCCGTTTGGCTGCACACTTAAATTCAAGTAAGGATTTGCACACCACGAATGTTTATTGTTTTCGTTCATCATAATTTTCGTAAACTTGTTTACATAAATTGTAAAATTCTGTATATTCAGGAAACGTTTTCAACAAATCTGTTGCCAACCTTTTGTCATTTTCAGTAAAGAAACTATAAAAGTCTCTACGCCCTGCACGAATTTTTTCTTCCGAGATAGTTTTAGCTTTCATGTAGTCTGTTACACGTAGGAACTTTTCGTATTCTAGGTCGCTTAACCATTTACTCGATTTAATAAACACCAAGGTATCGTCCATGTAAGGAATAAAATCATCTGTGAGAATATTAATCATCCAGTGAGGAGGTTCTTTTAAGTAAGGAGTGTCGAACTTGATAGCATCGCGACCAAATTCTTTTCTCCACTCAATTACTTTCTCTAGCAGTGATTTAAAGTTAGTAACACATAAAACATTAAACGTACACATAAAATTTACGCTAGTTCCTGTAGCAAGAACAGCTCGCATATTGCGTTCCCAATGCGCACAGTCTAATCCTGTGCGCATATACTCTGCTTGTTCGCCCCAACTATCGATGCTGGTATAGAAACTAAAACTACGAATTTTCTTTTGTTGTAACAATGAACCTACACGCTCAATCAAACTATCTACTTTGGCAAACGATACGCCTAAATTACTGTTAATTGTAATTTCCAAATTAGGTGCTGGTTCTGTTTCTAACAAGTCAAAGAACTGCATTGCTCCTGGATTCATCAAAGGTTCCCCGCCTGTGATACGAAGTGTATGTAAGTCGTTACGAAGACTGGGCCACCATTTCCAGAACGCTTCGATATATGGATTTTCGTCTTTGGGACCGTAATATGAACCATTGCTCATGAACTCTATACCATACTGGTTATAGGTTAGATCGTAATTGCCATGCTTCTTGATCTCTTCTGTCCACATTGTGCTTGCCTGTGGGCAACAGTATCCACATCTATAATTACATCCATTTCCAAAGCTGACTTCTAGGTAGCGTGGATTGATATGTCGGTCCCACGGAAGTTTAGCAACTTCGTCAATAATAGGTACACTGTAATCACTGCTGCTATGAATCATGCGATCACTGATATGCTCCCCTGGCAAATCTTCAATGTTCCAACAATATTGACATTCATCAGGACGACCACCTTCTAACATGGTCTTACGTTGTTGTTTTTTCCAACTGGTATTATGTAAGGCACTAGGATCAACGGCAATTTCATCAAGACTGATATGATGTGGTCTGGGATGATAGCAACTGTGATTATCTCCTGTGTGCAAATACAAAGTTTGATGCAACCACTTCATTGTACAGAATCCGGGACCTGTGGTGTTTAGTTTGTCTCGTACTAATTTAATATATTGTAATTTATGATCCATTTGTGTCCTTGCATTCTTTCCAAAAGTTTTCTAATTTAGGAAACGTATTTACAAAACTTGTATTCCTACGTTTATCTTGTTCAGTAAAAAACAAATAAAAGTTTTTCATTGATTTATTTTTATCAAAATTGGATTCCTGTTTAATCCAATCTATCAGCCGTTGAACCTTGCTAACTTCAAAATCTTTAAATCCTTTGTGATGATTAAACAATCCTTCAGTGTTCGCTAACATATATTCTTTGGCGTTTTCTAATTCTATAACCATTTCAGGTAACAATTTTGAATTTAAAAAATCAGGATCTTGTAACTGGGGGATGTCAAACCAGATTAACTGACGACCCTTGCTATATTGATTTCTTAATTTATGAATATTTTTAATGTATTCCACAAACCCTGAGTAGCTCAAAACATTAAATGTAATAATGAATGTTAAACTATGTTTATCCCCGTTGGCCAAAAAGTCTGTTACGTTCTGGTAAAGCAGATCAAAATCCATGCCTGGTCTTATATATTCAGCTTGTTTGCCCCAGGAGTCTAAACTACAAAACAACATAAAGTGGTCAATTGCTGATTTTTCAGTGATTTTCTTTAATGATATCATGAACTTACTCCACTGATTTCCTGGCGGGCAGCAATTTGATGTTATAGATAGGTTTAAGGCAGGATGTGGGTTCTCATATACATAATCAAACATTTTAAAGGTGTTTTTATCCATCAACGGTTCACCACCAGTCATACGGAATGTTTGTAGCTTTGAATATATTACTGGCATCCATTCCCAGAATGCTTTTAGATAAGGGTTATCAGGACCGTTGTCAATATTGAGTTTCTTTACCCATGTAATATCATTGTGCCAACGATCTGATAAAATGATAGCACCGTTTTGTTCTATATCTTGCTGCCAGGCTGTGCTTAGATGGGGGCTACAATAGCTGCATTTAAAATTGCAGGCTTGATTAAAGTTTACTTCAACATATCGAGGTATTGCGTTTCCTTCAAACCCCAATGCTCGAGCTTCCTCAATTAACCCATCTTCGTAGACATCCTTGCTGCGGTATGCACGATCGCTTAGTTGGTTTCCACTATCTTCAATTTGCCAACAAAAATTACATTCGTCTGGTCGCTGACCTTCCAACATTAATTTGCGTTGTTCTTTTTTATGTTTAGTATTATGTAGAGAACTCACATCTATTGCAATTTCTTCTAGTGGAACACTATGACTACGGGGATGATAACAACTATGTGTTTGGCCGGTTGGAATATGTATGCTTACATTAAACCATTTAGCAAGGCAAAAACTAGAACTGACTTCATTTAGTTCTTCAAACACTTTTCCGGCATCGTGAAAATATTTAGACTGATATCGTCCATTAATTTTAACTAACTCATTGCCTTTTATGTTTTCATTTAGAGGCATCGAATTTTTCCTTTAGCCATTCAAAGTCATTGATTCGTCTTAACGCTCCTAGATTGTTTTTATTGTCTAACCCATATTGGCGGCCAGCCTTTGCTCCTGCTATAGCATATTCACCAAACAGTGCTTCTTGTCCTATAGTACACCACACATCTAAACGTTGTTGTGTTTCTTCTTCGAACTGTCTTTCAATAGCACGACTAGATAATTTACAACATTCTCTAAATGCTGATCGCCATGTGGTGAATTCATCAGTGTTAAAAGAGTTTGTGTTAGACACAGTATTCATAGCCTTGAACTTTTTAGATATGCTGGTTGTCATGTCAGATGTATTAACATCCATGTTTAATGTTAACTGACGGGGTAACAGTTTAACTCCGCCATTACCATATTCTAAATTGTTGATAGGATTTCGACTTCTCCATACATGTACGCAATCTGTATCATAACTTGACATGACTAAATCAAAGTTAAAATTATCTTCAATGTCTGCATCACCATCAACTACCCATATCATGTCAGTGTCACATAATGTTGCTGCTTTGATATGAGCATTGTGAATGCCTTTTACACCATGTACTCGTTTTGCTCTAGGGCATTTACCAAGCAATCTAAAATAATTTTCTTCAGCATTGACTTCATTATAAGATATAAACACCACATCATATATACGATGCTTAGATACTGTAATATCGTGTTCTTTTTTCTCAATTAAAAATCTGTGATTGAACTCTCGTTGTCCGATAAGTTTATCTTTAGAAAATAAAATAACACCATTGTTGTGAATTTCTGAGTCGTTAAACATGTGTTTGAACGTGTGATTTTCTTTACGATCATGATCGTACTTTCCGTCATTGGGATCAAAGTATAAATTAAAAACTGTATTATCGACAACTTCTATTTCTGGCCATATTCCCCAGAACATAGGTTGAGTTTGGTTTCCAAAAATCTGTAAGTATTCCGCGTAGGTTGTTAAAGTATATCTAGGGTAAACATAACGGCTAACAACCAAGTCATGTTCTTTTTTGTCAATTAAGTATCTACGATTAAATTCTCGTTCTGAAATTATTTTTGTTGTAGAAAATAACACTACTCCACTTAGATATGATTCTTTATCGTTACACAAGTTTTTAAATACATGATTTTCTGATCTATCATAGTCAAAGGTTGAATCATTAGGTTTAAAGTAAAGATCAAAAATAGATGTATCTATTACTTCTGTTCCGTCCCAAACGCACCAGAACATGGGTTGTTGACTAGTATTAATAATTTCTAAATATTCAGCGTAATTATTAATGGTATAAACAGGATATTCAAATTTACAAACTACTATATCGTGTTCTTTTTTGTCAACAGCATATTGTGTTTCAAATTCTTTTTTGGTTAAGAGTTTGAATTTGCTGCAAAGAATCAAACCAGTTAGGTAAAGTTCTTCACCGTTACACAGATTTTTAAAAACATGATTTTCTCTACGATCATAACTGTTATGATGACTAAAATATAAATCAAAAATTTCTTCGTTTAGAATCTTGATTCCGGGAGACACTACCCAAAACATATCGTCTGTAATTGTTTGATATTCTTCAAACGTAGAAAGATGATATTTGTTATATTGTTTTGGCTTACTGGCAACGATATCTATTTCTTTTTTATCTGTAAAAAATCTATGATAAAATTCTCTACGAGAGATAGTTGTATTTTTAGGAAATAAACATATTCCATCATAGTGATCATTGTTTTTAAAGACATGAACATACATGTCGTCCCACTTATCGGCTTTATAATCTAATAGGTTAAATGAAGTTAGATCTACATCGTCCCAGATGACCCAGAACATGTTTGTAAAAGATTTAGATTGTATTTCTTTGTATGATTTTATGTTTGTTAATTTTTGAGCAAGAGGATACCTAGACTGTATTGTTAACCAGTCTTTGTCATTTCCATTGCTTGTTGAAACATAAAAAATATCATACATTCGTGGGTACCGGCATCTTAAAATAGGTGTCGTTTAAACTCATTGTTTCGTTGTATAGATCTAAAGTAAATTTACTTTGTTTGGCATCTAACCACGGCCAGTCCAGGCCTAGACCAATTTTTATTTTTTCACCTAGATTTTTAATCTCATCCTCAAGACCATCACCGTTTACATCTTCGTAAGGTTTACCGTATTGAAAATATATGTCTCTAAGTATTTCAAAATCTCTTACATCGACATAATTCCATTGTGTGCAGTTAGCCATCCATGTTCCTAATCTAGCACCATAGACTGCATAGATACCGTTTTGTTCATGAGCACCGACTGTTGACCACATCCGCAGTCTATGAATATTGTGCCACCATACACGCTGTGAGATTTCCATGGGAGGGATCTTTACTCCGTCCAACAATGTCATTTTTACACCTTCACGGAACCCTGCCCGCCATGCTTGAAAGGGGTTACCTGTGATGATACTTTCGCTAAATGTTAACGGAAAATTACGATAGCCATCTTCCCAACAGAAATCTACCTGGCCTCTATCACTGTCTGAATTTTCATGTGTTCGCATATTCAGAACAAAATCTTTATTCCATATTTTCAATCCGCCATTTCCATAACGAAGTCCATTGATCGCATTACGACCACACCATCCATAGACCTGTATCTTAGGATCGCTCATGTCAAGGTCGATGTTAAAGAATCTAGGATCTACAATATTGTCTGCGTCAACTGTGATAAACCAATCTGTTTCGCTAGTTTCTGCTGCGGCTTTATGAGCATGGTCTGATCCTTTGATTCCGTGTATGCGTTTTGCCCACGGAACCTTGTTACAAAGGTCAGCATAATGCAGATCTGCATTAGGCTCGTCGTAGCTTAAAAAAATAACATCAAATTCTATAACTTTCATCGGTATGCAATCACATAGTTCTTAAATAAACGTCTTGTATAGACACTAAAATTTTCATAACTGATGTTTTTTATAATTTTTGATTTACCCACCAGTTCATTTATTTTAACACTTACTGTCTCTAAAGTCAAATTAGGATCATTATATTCAGTGATATAAAAATCCATTACAGTATCACCATCCCAAATTATATTGCGTTGTCTATATGGGATCTTGGGGTGTTTAGTCCCTCCAAATTCCTTGCCTAGTTCTATTTTCAGTGTTTTGTTTTTCTTACTGTGGGTAAGATATATGTCTGGTTTTTCAATGTCCGAATACTTGCTTGATATTATCCTGTGCAGGATATCATCTATTTTATACATGTTCTGAATTTCTGCAACTTCAATAGTATTTGAATTAATGTCTACCACACAATTACTAATTTTTATTTCCGATTTAATGATAGATTCTGCTAATTCTTGATCTATAGTTATTTTATGTTTTTGATCTGTAAACGCATGACTAGGACCTACACTAGTTACTGCCATGGTAGTAGGGTCAAACACTGCCACAAACTCTATTGGTGGAAGCTTGTAATTTTGAATCCATTGATCAAAATCCATTAGTTTTTGTTCCATACTATCTCCTCGAGAATATTAATTATTTCTTTGTCAATTTTATCTTTTTCTACATAGTGTACTATGTTATGCTGTTGATAATTTCCTATTTTTAATTGACCTTTTCTATTAAGATAAAATCCCACATGATCGCTCCACTTGTCTGCAGGCCATGGCCAATTCTGTATCATTGGTTTCATGTGTACTATTCTAGGAAATTCTAAAGGGTAGGATATGTCGTCGGCGATATCTAAAATTTTTGCTGCCAATGCAAATGCTTCATCTGTACCAATAACTTTAGGTTTGTGATCTGATAAAAAAACGTTTGAAAATTCTGTAGGATTTTTAATTATTGTTCTTCCAAGATCAAAAAATTCTTTAACTATCGTACTATTCTTTTTAAAAAAAGTATAGAAGCTGTAAAGATTAGGCAACTTATTTCGTTGAAATGCTTTACGATAATGTTGATCGACTACAACTTCTCCTCTGTAGGTATAGCTGTTGTTAGCAACATAAAGTTCGCTGTTCTCAATAAAGTATTCTACCCAATGACTGTAGTCCCTCATGAACAACATGTCTACATCTAGGCATACAGTATAGTCAAACGGGGTAAGTTCATCCATCCACGATCTGCCATTCCAAAACGTCTGTTCATTCCATTCTATAACATGATCAAACACCCAGGGACTCTTGATAGCTTTGAGTTTGTCTTTAGTGTCTATCACCAATGCTACCTGATCAAATCCCTGTTTCTGCGTATTTTTTATGCTCAATGCCAGTGCATAGGCCAGCTGTAGATAATCTACAGTTTCATGCTCTGCCACTACCAGTAGATATCCAAATTTCATATCAACTCCAACAATCGATCGCTGTTTCTTACCACACTCTGTTTGTTCATCACATGTATATCAATATTACTAAAAGATGCTGCACAATAGTTTGAATCAAACTTTGGAGATACTAACACAGTTAATTTGTCGGCATCGACTGCGTGTAAGATATCCCTGTCTTGTAATGTCAGTATCGGAGGTAATCTTCCTGTGTAAGATTCTTCAAATCCATCAATAATATGCTTTGCCACACTAAATGCTATATCATTTCTATATTGTCTTGAATCAAATCTATAAACGTCAGCAAAATATCCATAATTATCTTTAATATAATTTACCAGATTAAAAAACATCTCAGTGTTTTCATTCTTGGTAAACATCACGGTAGTAGCCCAATATAATTTTATTCCTACGTCAGATACATATCGATCATGATATCCTAACCTAGGATTATCATAGATATCATTAGCAGACTCGGCTATCATTAAATCTTTGTCAATATTCCAATATTCTCCCAATCTTGTAGAAAAAATTAAGAAATCGCTATCAATTAAAAGAGTTCTGTCATAAGGAGTTAGATCCCAAGCTGAACATCGGTTTGAATTTACAAAAGGAATCACACTGTTAGTTTCACCATCGTGTAATCTTCGCATGTTATTGGTCTGTGGTCTGTCTGTCACAATAATATGCTCAAACAATTTGTTAGCCTTGTTGTAAATTTTAGATTGCTTCATCCATTCTACTGTAGATGCATCAGTGATCAATGACGCAGGAACTCCGAGATGTTTTTTGGCCAGGCCGCCCGATATAACTGCCATTAGAGCATAATCTACTGCAGGACTATTATGTGCATAAAGCAGTATACCTTGAGTCATGATGACAACAATTTTTCTACCGATCTGCTTTTTTTGAGATTTTGATTGTGTTCAAAATACTGATTAGTGGCTTCAAAATATCTGCTGAAACATTCATCTCGAAATTTTTCTAGATCGTCAATTAATACAGGATTATCATTGGTATCTATTAACACCACTCCAGAATTTCGACCCTTGGTCAATAACATTTCTAAAAAGGTCAGCAGAGTTTGGTCAATACGAAATAATCCTCCGTTATGCCCAAGAGTTAACTTGGCGGAAATTTTTTCTTTGAGTATCTTGCGTTGGATTGAAAAGGTCTGCTGATAGTTAGCAAACTCTAAGGCTTTTTTCAGCTGTGCATCACTCATAGTTTCTCCTTGATTATATACGCACTTTATTTAGTGGTATATATCTATAGAAGGAAAAAACTAGGGCGAAGGTGCTGCTATGCTGATCGTAGGCAGTGTCACACTAAAAGGTGTAAATGCTGGTGATAATACCCCAGTCGCATATAACACATTAACATTGACTGTAAAGGTTCCGTCAACTGCATCACCGGGGGGAGGACTAACAGACTCAAATGGATCTGTGTAGTTGTCAACGAAACGCACACGTAATTGCAAAATTCTTGCTGACCCTGTACTGTTATCTGGTTGATCAGCACATCGGGCATCTATCTGTAAGCTGTTTGATCCATAGGGGCTTGATCCAGTAGTACTGGACCACTGTTGAAAACTGTTGGTACATCTATACCAATTTTGACCGTTAGAACTACCAGGTAATCCTGCAGTTGGAGTATTGCCGCCAAACGACTGTGTGCCTACTGAACTTAGCAGTGATGTCCATTCATTAGCCTGGGTCGTAGTCAGCGTAGTAGCTGTTCTTGAGGCTGAAATTCTTACTAATCCGCCACTGTTAAAGAAATGTCTCGCTTGATCGGCGGTAGCAAACGTTACTGTTATAGTGTTAGAAATCAGACTGTTCCACGTTGATCCGTATGGTCCTGGCCAACTTGTAGATGCTGATCCAAAACTCTGCGTGGCAGATTGGCTACCAGCAACTGTAAATCTATTACTGACTATGGTATTTGCTATAGTATCATAGGTAGTAACCGGAGCATCTACAGCACTAAATCTAATAGCGCCACCTTCTAGTACTGTTACTGGGACTGGATCTGATCCAAAAATATGCCTGTAGGAGTTGATGATGTCAAATCGAAGATTAGTGTACTGCCCGACTGTAACTTTGGTTCCTTCTGTTACCGCAGAGCTTTGAAGAATCTGACCCCATCCAGAATCTATATTGCCAACGCCCAACACATTGGCAACTTTATTTCTGATAGAATTGTAGTCAGATTCTCTTATTGTGTCATTAACAGCCATGAATGTCTTTGAAGTTTATCATGTATTTACAGCATTAACTACCTGTAATTGCTGAAAGTGAATATGTTGGACTTGTAATGGTAAATGTTCCTGATGGTATCAGACTGCCAGAAGCTTTGAGTTCATCTACTGCTATAGTCAATGTACCGTCAACTAAATCTCCAGGTGGGGGAGACGGTTCCGGACCCGGGTCTACATAATTATCAGCAAGTGTAACTTTTAAAAATAATTGAGTGGCTGTTCCTGTGCTGTTGTTGGCCACATTAGTTTTGGCCTCAAGTTTAAAGGTATTGGAACTATATGGGGAAGAAGCTGAACTTTGAAAATAAATTTGGTAAGCATTGGTTAGTGTGTAGTAATTTACCGTAGGGTCTGTGTCTGCACCAAATGATCTAGTAGCTACAGAGTTTAAAAAATTTACCCAGGCGTTGTATTGTTGAGTCGGTGTTCCGCCGGTTAACGTGGTTGTAAATCTCATTTTACTACCACTGTTAAAGAAATGTCTCGCTTGATCGGCAGACGCAAAAGTTGCTGTAAGAGTGGCTTCGCATTGTGTCGACCAAGAGGTTGATCGAATTTTAGAATCGACAACAGTAATTACTGCTTGGCTAGCATTTATTTGAAATCTATTGGAATCTGCAGTTGCTAATAGAGTCGCATAATTGTTGTTGGGAGCAGACGCACCATAACCTATTACATCTCCTGTAGTTAAAGTTACAATACCGGCAGGAACTATGCCGTCTTGATGCAACCTAATGCTAACAATATCATATCTCAATGCATCCCATTGTGCCTTTGTGATTGTATTACCAACAAATACATCTGCGCTCTGCACAGCCTGGCCATATCCTCGACCGGCTATGCCTGTTCCTAACAAACGTTCTGCTGTGTCTTGTATAGCCACATATTCTGAGGCTAAAATATCTGTGCCTGAGGCTGCCATATTATAATACCACCGATTCTATAAGTTTAACATCTTCGCTGTCACTGCTTTCCATAGCAACGGCAAAAGTATCCAATCTATCTTGAGCAACTTCTGCACATCCCCAATTACTAGCAACTAGTCTATCACCTTTACGCACTACCCCTTTAACCTTGATTGGCACCCGCCCTTTCAAGGCCACATATATTCCGCCTTCTAGTTCGCTGTTCATCATGATCGCTGGGTTTTCACTGATAACTCCTATAGCCAGCTCACCGTAGGTAGATGCAGTTACTTCGGCAGCACCCCCTACTACCATTACTGTGCCTACTTCATATTCTGCATCAGAAAGATATTTTTCAGCTAAATCAGCATAACGTGCAGAGGTAGCGGTACCCTGGAAAAGATTAGCAGTAATATCACCGCTAGAATTACGTGCTACTATACTATAGGCAGTGGCTGTTAGCTTTGCAGTTCTGTATTGAGTGCTAATTGTAGCACCATTCCATGTTGGGTCCACTACGGTTCCACTAGCATCAACAAACGTTCTGTCTGACTTATCTGTAGTACCGATAAATTGATTGGCGGTTATATTACCGGTAGAGTCTCTAACTGTAATTGTAGCCAGTCCCGATCCAGAAATAGTCGTCGACGGAAATAGACCAGTTAACTGTGAAGCAGTTGTTGCAGTGGCTGCTGAGCCTGTGCAGTTTCCTGTTAGTGTACCGATTATGGACACACCTACAGCGCCAATCTGCTTGGTAGCTGAATTGACCAGTATTGTGGTATCTGAAGCCAGCACATTTCCAGTATGTGCTCCTGCAGTTGCGCCGGTAACATTACCTGTTAAATTTCCGGTGAACGTAGCAGAATATACATTGTTCCAACGAGATACAGGAACACCTAAAGTGTAAGCATTATCATTACCGGGCTGCAGGCTGGTGCTGTTGATTACTGCAATATCACGTTCATCTGTAGTTTCAACGACTGTAATTCTAAATGTTATGGGATTTCCTAGGCGATTTTCGACTATTACTTCGTCGCCACCTTCAACCCGAAGTCTAAAATCATTACCATCTCCTACTGAAAATCCTGGATCTCCAAACGATACTTCACTGGTAAATGCATTTTCTCCCTGCTTTATATATTGATCTGCAGTAAATCCGCCAAGGCGAGTTGCATTGCTTGCTGTACCCCACATCACATAGTCATCTGTGCCTACACCGGTCTGAGACTTAGCCAATGTAAAACCTTTCTTGACCACTGTAAAATCGTCTATGGCATTTTGTGCGTTGTCTAGGGTGAAGGCTGTTTTACTAAAAATTCCTATGACCTTGTCATCAGCTATAACTTTGAGTATAGTATGTGGCCCTACTGCCGTGCCTACTGTGCCTTTCACCACTGCTGCACTTACAATCGACGATCCTAGATCTGGACTAGCTTCGGGTCCTATAAGTGCAAAATCTGTACCAGTCCATGCATATAATTGTTTAGCCGCAGAATCCCACCAAAAATCACCAGTGCTTAACCCGCTGGGTGCGGTGGTGCTAACTTCTGCTCCACCTGCCAATTTAAATCGTGAGCCATCATAAAATTTTAATTTTTTATTAGCACTGTCAAACCAAATTTGACCAGTAACTACTTTAGGAGGAGCAGAGGTGTTAGAAAAGTTTTCCAAAAGATGCAGGAAATTTTCATTCTGTACTTCACCATAACCTGCATAGTTTTTACCTACAAAACGCAGATCCGATGTGGAGTCAATAGTACCGTCTGCTACAGATACAAAAAAAGCTCCATTAAATTTATCTACTTGATATGCCATTATAATACTCCGCTATTTTATATTTATAATTTCTTAATGATAGGCTTATGTTGCCATTCTCGTTAAGACCTTCCTACCATTATTTCAATTTCTCCCAATTCTCCATGAAAATCTTCCAAAGCTTTACCTATAATCTGGCCCGCTTTTGGTTCTAAATTTTCACAAGATCGAGCATATCCTTGTCCCGCACTAATCATAATATCGCCTTTCCGGATCCTACCCACTACCTTACAAGGTACACGTCCCTGCAGAGCTACGGCTACAACAAATTCACCCGTGCATGCACTATTCATAAGATGTGCAGGTTCAGTGCTTACTATTCCGGCTACAGCTGTGGTATCTACAGAAGCCAGCGTAACTTCAGTTGGGCCGCCTATCATTAATACAGTTCCTGCTGGATAGTCTGCGTCAGCTACATAGTTTTCGGCAAGGTCACTGTACCGAGCTGCGGTAGCAATCCCTGTGAATACGTTGGCAGTAATATTACCGTTATTGTCTCGAGCAGCGATGCTATAGGCTGAGGCTACAAGTTTTGCAGTTCTGTATTTGGTGCTAGCAGTGCTATCATTCC